CGCCTGTGTTCACTTTATCAAAGTTAAATTCAGCAGAAGTGTTTTCATCACCCAATGCACAACGATGTATTTCTACATTTCGCCCTGCAACATTCTTTTCAAGGCACTCGTATACTTGCGGCATTGGTTCAAACGCTATTACTTTCTTAAACTTTTCACTTAGCGGCCTTGCCCAGAATCCAACGTTTGCACCTACGTCAATACAAACATCAAAATCCTCAACATAAGGATATGCGGCATCGCGAACATCGTCTTGATATTCTGCTGGGCCGCCATTCTTAATTCGTTTAGTGATTAGTCGTTCAAAATGATTGTCGCTGTCTGGCAGCCAATAGTTATGTACTTGTTTCATATGTCGCACTCCCTAAACACTTGCGTCTTCCATGCCCGCTACACGTAGCTTGACAATGTTAGTGATTTGCCATTGCTTTTGATCAAGGCCTTTTATTATTGCAAGCCATTGATTGCGCACAAGTGCAAATTCGTTAATAATATTTTCGTGTGTTACTACTTCTGCTTCACCGTCTACATACTTTTCAACATCGCGGCTAGACAGTGCGCGTTGATAATTCTCTAAGTACAATCTAAAATGCTTTGATCGTATCTTACGTAGCTGTATGTTAAGATGGTTAAGAATAGCTTCAATTTCTTGAAGCTGGGAAAATCTATGTTCAATTAAGCCAGGCAACATAGATGCTGCTTTTTCTACACTTCCTTTAAGCTTAACTTCGGAGCGAGCATGTACTAGCTCGCTCTCGAAGTAGGTAATAGCATTAGGTATCTGTGTAAAATCTTGCGATACTCTTGAATACCAATTCATTTAATGTTCCTATTCGTCTTCGTCTTCGTCTTCGTCGAGATAGTAACGTATTGCGTCGTCTAAGTACTGGCACGAACCCATTGAAGATTTCATAACTGGTTCTTCAACACCTTGATCAGCCATTAAGTCTATAAACTTTTCGGCTACTATTTCGATCTGTTTCTTGTCGACGTACTCTCTAAAAAGCATCCACGTTTCGACTAGATCATTTTCATCCATCATTCTTGACTGACTCCTCTATATCGTCTATTGTTTCGTCTATTGTTTCTGGGTTGTCTATAGCAGCTTGCAGGATCGATGCTTCTTTGGCGTAATAATCTGCCATAACAAGATCAAGAAGTTCACCAGTCCAATTCTTACGATACTCTAGTAGTTCGTCGCCTGCAGAAGTAATATACTTAAGACGATTGCCCTGCTGTGATATCAGTTCTTGTTTTTCAAAAAGCTCAACTAGTCCACTGTACGGGTCCATACCTGTATCCCAGGGTATTCTTATTTGAACACCTTCGAACGGCTTTGAATAACGAGTTTTAACAACTTTACAAGCTGCACGAATACCGTGTACTTGTGCTGTTTTAACACCGTCGGCATCTACCTTTAGCTTTAATTTTTTCATTGCAACAACAATACTCGATGCGTAAATAAATCCCGCGCCGCCACTAATTTTATCATCAGGGTCAAACATGTCCTGCGATGCGTATGTGTGGTTGGTTGCAACCATGCCAATGTTTAAATTACCAAACATGTTAATACAATTAGTAACAAGCGTTTTAAGTGCTTTGGCCTTACGACCCATGTCACCTTTCATATCACCTTTATCAAACTGATTAATTTCAGTTGGAGTCATAAGCATACCAAGCGAATCAATAACAAATAATACTTTGGGTCGATCCTCTTCAGCTAGCTCTCGGTAATCTTTAACAAATGTAGAAATAGTCTTTGCTACGTCGTCAATCATTGCCATGTTTAATTTTAGTATTTTATCTTCACCAGTATCAACACCAAGTGCTTGTAACCAAGCCTCGTCTAGTGCATTTTCTGTATCAATAAGAATGACAAAGATGCCTTGTTCGTGTGCTGATTTAATTATATTGCCCGCTGCAATATACGATTTTCCCGAGCCCGATTCGCCCGCAAAAACACTTACTTTGCCCAACGGAATACCTTTATTAAAGTCGCCGCTGACAAGAAAGTTTAACGCATAATTACCAGTAGAAATCCAATCTGTCGGATCGTTAAATCCTGAACTCATACCAGTAATTGCTTTTGTAATATCCTTACGGAATTTGGATGGATCGAAGCTTTTGCTCGCCATGTTATCTCCTATTATTTTGAAAGATCAAGGGCGCTAGAAATTAGCGCCCTTGTGGTACTTAGGACTGACGCTTACGAATCATTGCTAAGATGTCTTCACCGCCACTACTAGCTGGTGCTTCTGCTTTAGGCTCTTCTTTAACGTGAGTAACCTTTTCAGTAGTGTCAAACGGCACTTCGTCGTTTGTAGCTGATTCATCTTTTGGCACTGGAGCTGTTATAGCTGCTTTACGTGCATTTGGATCACCAGTTGCCTGGCTCATACCAGCAGGACGAAAATACTGCCCAAACTTAGCTTGATCATATGTTTCGCCGTCTACTGAAGCTTCAAACATTTGCTTGATAATTTCAATTTCGGTTGCGCCCGGCTGCTTTGGCTTATAGTCGCTTAGTGTATAGAGACCATGCTCTTCTATTGCTGCTTTTTCAGCTTCAGATAAAGGACGCTCTCTACGTGACCACTTTGATGTAGAATAATCAGCAAAGTTACCTTTGGATGTTTTCTTAATAACAAAGTCTAAGCCGTTAGCGTAGTCTGTTGGTAAATCTTCAAGCTCAGGGTCTAACAATGCTTCCTTAACTATCTGGAAAATTTGTGGACCTAAGATTGATCGTCTAATAGGACTTGCTGGCTTGTCTTCAGATAAATCTGAATCAATAACTAAATGCTGGAATACGTAAGAACGTTTCTTCCAATATTTACGACCCATATCTTCCATTGCTGGATCTTTGAACCATCCGCGCACTTCTGCTAAGACCGGGCACGATTCGCCATACATTTCCATGCACGGTACTTGTACAATGACAGGACGTGAATCCGTGTCGCCTTTAATGCCGGCGAACGGTAATTTGATCATTAATCGTTCGACCCAGAAAAAGTCGTTGGCTGGATCAGCGTCAGGAAGGAATCGGACTGTTGATGTCTCGTTTTCTTTCATGTTCCAAAAAGGGAAAATTGCGTTATCGGTAGGACCGCGGCTTCCGCCGGTGTTTGATTCTTGTTCTTTGAGCTTCGCTCGGATTTCTGCTAATGTAGCCATTGTAATGCCTCTGTTTAATTGTTGCCTATAATAGGTGTTTTTGCCTTTAGTGTAATAGCATTTGCTTTTACATGTTTATTTATCTCAATTTTAAGTATATAAACGTAAAGTGGCCTAAAATAAGCCCCAATTAAGAGGCCGCAAACTTAGATTAGTTTGCTATGTCCCATTCCTGATAATGATATAATACGAGCAAGGTCTTCGTTGTTAACTGACTCTTTTTTACCTAAGCCTGCTGATTTCATCATGCTGTCAAGTTCGCCCTTAGGATCACCAAACATATCTCTCATTGCATCTGTGTCGTCTTCTTCGTCATCGCCGTCTAGCCAATCACCAAATCCGGGATGTTTAACGCCATGTTCATCATGCCCAAATTTTGGCATTTCAACGTCGTCTTCGTAGTCGTCATCTTCTTCTGTATACTGGCCGTGTTGAGCACATAGCTCGTTAAGGCGTCCTATAAACTCTTTAGCAGGAGTAATAAATGACTCACCGTAATCTTTTTCAATAGCTGTTAGTATTGCAGTTTCACCTTTTGGAAACTTGCCGCTGTCACGATCAAACATTGATAAAATGTATTCTGTAATTGGAGCTTGTTGTCCGTGATCGTCTGAAGCATTTTCGCTTGCTTCTGGAACTACCTTTAATCCTTTTGATGCGCCACCAAGTCTCTTAAACATATCATTAGCATCATCAAGAGTATCAAATGATGTCTTCTTTCCTGATTTTATGTGTAGAACTGTATAACGTCCTGTAGCGCTGTCAGTCTTATCGCTAGCCACATCAGTGTTATATGAATCCCAAGCTGAATTTTCTTCTATTCCTTCGTCATCTTCTGCCCACTCGCCCATTAGTGCGTTAAGACC